CGCAATAGTACTTGCCAAATAATGACCTTTCTCATCAAACTCAGGGTGGAGCCCGGAATGACAAAAGAAATCACCAATTGGACGACGTATATCACCAACGGCACCTCTCACATAATCGCGAAAATAGTCCCGCCAAACTTGATTCTGATAATAGTCCAAAGTAGGACAGGAAAAAGGACTTAAGTCCATTTTATTAAAAAAATAGTCTTCGATGATAAGCTGGTCATCTATTGTGATTCCATAGAGTTTGGCGACTAGAGTCCGGGTTGCGAATCCTGGCTCCTCATACAAGGTGTTGTCGTCATTCTCCATGGCACAGAGTAATTGCTCTCGATCCCAATGGGCCAATTGCCTGGATTCGAGTATTTTCTTGACACCATTTTTATACTTGGTCGTCAAGCGCAGCGCACACTCCGCGAGGCGCCCCACTACAGGACACCCCTTATATTGGTGGGCAAAGGACAGTGCTTTACTACGTAGCAGAGTCGCTCTCGTCTGGCTATTAGACATAACATAGTCACGTCCAGCCCAGCCGAAGTCTGCTAACACTTCAAGCGGATTCGTGACATTCTTTCGATCCTCGATGGAGAAAACAATGCCACAAAAACTTGCTTCTTCGAGTCTGTCATGCAATTCCAACTTCATAACAAGGCCCAATTCGGCAAACATCTCAGTAGTTGGCGGGGAACCAACCATAGTGAAAAGGCCGTCATCGCCTTCCACAACACCCACAACACCTGTATTGCCATTACGCTCACAGGTATACAACATCGCCATCAGGTTAGTAAATCCATTTCCCAGCGATGTGCACATCTCCCCTGACATCCTCTTGCCTTCCACCTCCACATTAAAGTACTTAAAAGAACAAGAATTCACGCCACCTAAGACGTCGCGCACCAAGGCCATAAACTCATCATGGCACGCCAAATGACTTGTCATATAGTCATAGAGCTCAAATTCGCACACGGCCATTAAATCCCGTATGAAAGAAGCTTCAAATGATGAATAATCCGTCGCTATATACTGAGCACCTTCACGAAATATCCTCTCAAATATAACATTAGGGCGCTCATCGATCGGCACTGTCTTAATAAAAGCCTTATCCTTGAACACTTCTTTTTCAATACATTTAAAAATCGGACCCATGTATACCTTAAATTCATCACTACGGCTATTTATGCCACGCATGTGCTTGAATTTTGGATACGTTTCTGCCTTGCAGAATGACTTGACTTTAAAGTATTTACCACGATTTTCCTCAATATGAACTATACGCGCCTTAACTAACCTCAACATCTCTTTCTTCCACCTTGGATAGTTAGTCTTCTCTATCCAAGTGTCGAATGTTAAGTCGGTGGCCGGATCCAATGGAACCAGATTGGTCCGTACCCACCTTTGGGTGAACTGGCGAAGTCCCTCCAACACGTTTTCCTTAGGAACAGGGGTATACGTGCCAACCCTCTTCATAACCCCCGCTATAAGGGTATTAGTGTCTGAACCATCGGGCTGCGGCATGGCGTTTCCCTCCCAGTGAAATCCTGTCGATACTCGAACAGGTGGCCTTACATTCTTGTCATTCTGACGAATGCCTTTAAATTTCAACGAAGGGTCAACAGGAGGAATGACTTCTAACGGAATCTCCCCATACCTGTAACCATATGCCAGCACTAATGGCTCACACCTCACTATAGCAGGCGCCTGGATAAACCCCAGGCGCGCTCAGCCGCAATTTCTGCATTCCTATACAAGTCAAAAGCAACTTGTATGGAATTTTTATAGATATTCATGTTCTCATACATAGCAAACCTATCTATGTTTATTGAATACAGAAATTTAGCCTTTGACTCCATCATCCGCCTAACTTCATCATCACTGTGTCCAATGACAATTTCGGCGTCGGAGAGCTGAGCGATAACTTCATGCGACACATATATCGTGTGTGTCCCGAAGGTGAACGGACCATAACCCCGAGTAATAAACAACTCGGTGATTAAAGGGTTCATGTGCTTCATTGTTCCAACCGCGAGACGATCCGTTCGTTGATCGATTTCCACGCGGGACATTTTTCCAACAACAACATCCACCTTCATGGTAGGAAATTGTCGGAATAAGAACGCACAAATTAAGTGATAAAATGGGGAAACTTCTCCATTGAGGTAGCGGAAAAATATTTCAATCATAGCTATGCACAAAAACATGCACAACCACTCAATCCACATATCCGGGACACGATAAAGAAGAGTCGAAATGCAACACACCACAAGAATCACGAACCACCAGCCCTCCACGACCAATGGTTCTTCTTTGCGATATGTCATTCGTTGAACTAGGCGTTTAATGCGTTGCTCTTCCGCATCAACCTTCCTATCCTCTTCCGCCTTCTTTGCCGCAAGCTCATCAGCCTTGCGCTCGGCTTCTACTCTCAAATGCTCTAATCGAGCCATTTCTTCACCAGCAACACGGTCAAGGCCGTCACGCACCGATTCAGCCACCACATGGTCATTCTTCTGACACCTTGGTGTGCTGCTGCCACTATTACTGGCAGAACCTCCCTTCTTCATCTTTGGAGTAGGGGCAAACTTGGAACATTTTGGGCATGTGAATCTGCGACCATTCACATCTTTCCGTATGGCACCTTTTGTACCACACTTTCGGCAAATTAAATTGTCCTCCCGATGAAACGAATCATTCCCACCTAAGTTTGTCGGCGTTTTGCTAATTCGATTTTTCCTAGTCAATTTGTGCTAGGCTCGGTTTGGCGGAATCAGGCCACCCGATTTAATTGCAGTAGGAGAACTTCTCCTTAGGTTAGTTAGACCCCTGGGTTCTGCATTCCCGCTACCGTGAGGCAAGCCCGCAAGCCTGTTTTTAGTACAACCCACGATCGAATGTGCACACTCTATCTAAGCTTGATATCATGCAACGCCACTCTAGGTTTGCCACCTAGCCCTAAATTCTGTATTACAATTACATACCACACACACCACAATTGTTTCTTACTCGAAAGAACGCGCATCACATGCCCAAAGGCAAAACGTACATACACCCATATGTATGCAATTCGAGATTTCTTCCTTAACACATCAAGTGTATAGTGCTAGTATGCTTGTG